AAAGCTTTGTGGAGTACTTTTGGCAAGCAGAGATCAAGCGAGATACAAGATGATTACAAGTTTGTAGAAACAGAACCGCACAAGGTCTGTATTCAAACTGAAAAAATGCAGTTAAACGATATTGAAAAAGCTAAAATCCGCAAATGTATCCAGTCCGTTTACGGCGAGGATGTAACGATAGCAATGCAGATAATCGCTCCCCTGCAAAATGAACCGATACCTAGTGATGAAGTTGTTGAGTTAGAACATTCGGGAAGTAAGCTTAATTGGCTTAATTTTAAATCTGTAATAAAAAATCATTCTTTGTTTGCTGCCTTAAATAATCCGTCATTAACGATTACTGAGGAGTCGCCTAAAAAAATTATCATAGAGGGGGTAGCATTTCTTATTGAAAGGATAATTGAGCCTGGAAGTTTAGAAGACCTTGAGGATGCTATTTTAAAGACAGGTTTGACTTTAGAATTACGCACTAAAAACGTTCATCCTGAGTATAAAAATTTTGAAAAACAACCAATTGTTTTAACTGCCGAAAAGGTACTAGAGGACAAAGCTTGGTTATCGAACATAAGAACAGCTGAGTTACTAAAGTCAAATACAACCGGAAGGCTTATTGAGGTTAGGGAAGAAAAGCCGGTAAATGATTACGATAGCGAGTCGGCGACAAATTGTAGTCGACTGAAATTAACAGCAAGAGAAGAAGCAATTGTTAATAATTTTAATGATATGGAATTGTTAGCATTAATAGAAAAACAAGCAAGTCAAGCATAGGAGGAGTAAGAAATGAAAATAAATGTTAGTAGTGATGTGAACGCAATTCCAGAAAGACACGTAAACACGATTGGTCCTAAAGATCAAGAAAAATGGGAAATAGAATGGGATATAAACAATCTAAGGACCGAGATAAGAAAAGATATGAACGATTATAAGCTTTTGTGGACTGATGAATATGTAGGAGTAGATAGGGAAGCCGTGTATTTATTTAACCGAAAAAAAGACAATGATCTTCGTTTTTGGTTTTCAAAGTACTTAGATAAACAAATCGATAATAACTTATCAAAATTAAAAGAACTAGTGGAGCAAAACAATGAGTAAATGGAATAACTTTAACGATGCTGAAGATCAAATGTCTTATGAGCTAATACCTCATAGAACTATAGCAAAAGTAGTAATGCTTATAAAAAAAGGAGGTTATGTTACATCGGAATTTCCGGATGGATATGCTACTAAAAGCGATTCTACGGGCAGTGTATATCTTGCCAGTGAGTTTGTAATCTTAAATGGTGAATACGAGAATAGAAAAATCTGGAGTTATATCGGTCTTCATAGTGATAAATCACCTAAATATGGCGAAATCGGTAGGAGTACGATTAAGGCAATACTTAACTCTGCTTATAGCATTCACCCAAAAGACAATTCTTCCGAAGCCGTAAAGCAGAGAGAGATAAAAAGCTTTGCTGATCTAGATAATCTTGAATTTGTAGCTGAAATTACCATCAACGATAAAGGGCAGAAGCCAAAGAATGAAATAAAAACAATAATTACGCCTGATCATCCTAAATATACTGAGTATATGGATAGTAGGAACAGTAAGGTAAAAGCAAAGATTAATTACAACCAACCTAAACCTGAGAAAAAAAATGAAAAGTTTATCAGTGATGAAATCCCATTTTAAAAAAAGGTAATCCATGAGAGAAAGTGCCGAAATAGAAATTATAGGTTATGTAGCAGCAGACCCTATCATGCCAAGTCCTGAGAAATATCCGGATTTCATAACGTTTCAGATAGCAATTACAAACAGCAATAAAGATACAATATGGTTTAAATGCCAAGTAGGCTCTGAAGGGCTAGCTAAGGTTGTTAGATCGTATGTAAAAAAAGGAAGCAGTATATTAGTTAAGGGGTATCCAAAAGTGAATGCTTACATTGCAAAAGATGGAACAGCTAAAGGTTCGATTGAAGTTAATGTTAATTATTTGAATTTATTAGGTCATTCCAAGGGGTAATAAGTAGTTTTAAATAAAAGAGGAAATATGGAAATAAAAGATTTGTTATATGAAATAGATTTTGCTTTGGATTCTATTCTACCGATAGAAGAAAGGGTTATTGAGAAAAAAAGTACAACAAAAATAATGTCAACAATAAGTCAACTAAGAGGGGGGTTATTAAGATTAAGAGATATTTTTGTTGTTAGAAATAATATTAAAGGACGTAGAGAATTATATCACCCTCTTGAAGCGTTACCTTTAGAAGGAATGAGAATGTTATATGACGATATGCCAGATAATTTAGCCGAAAAACATTTTAACCAAACTGCTTACAATCGGATTAGTAAAAAAAGAAGAGAGTTTTTAGAAAGAAATAAGGAGGTAGTATGATTAGATTTTTTCAAGGAATAAAAAGAGCAGCAGACTGGTTTAATGTTAACCCAGACGGCTTAAGCTTTGTAACAGAGAGAAGGCTTAAGGATTTGGAAGCAAGTGTTAGTAGGTTACCAAAAGCTATATCAGATCGTAATTTTACAAGTATTATGAATTTGGAATACGATATCTATGAGCTAAAAGAGACTATTAAGACGTTTAAAGAAGAATTTGACGACAATAAGTTAATAGCTGCCTCTATAAATTCTAAAGAAATATTTAGGGCTCTATCTCTTAGGCTGGATAATTTAGAAAATGCTTTTGGTAAATTAGAAGAACATATTGGTCTTCGGGATCATACTCAATTGCAAAGTAAGTCACCACTCCCAATGAAAGAAGCTAAACCGCTTAAAAAACCAAAATCATTAAAACTTTCTGCGGTAGAGGAGGAAGTCAAAACAGTAGAATCCAAATTGACACAAAAAGAAGTCAATAATTTATTTGAGTATAGAGATGGAGAGCTTTACTGGAAGGTAAGTAGAAGTAATAGAGTTAAAGTTGGTGACAAGATAGGACGTATTGTTGATCGGGGCAGGCTTTGCGTAATTGCTACAGTTGGCAGTACAACTACTACAGTATCTAGAATAGTATTTTTAATGTTCCATGGTTATTTGCCTGAACGGGTATGCTTTATTGATGATAACCCACTGAATACTCGAATAGAAAATCTAAAAGCTGCAACCTGTTCTCAAGTAGCATGTCATAGCAAGACACAAAAAAATAATGTTTCGGGATATAAGGGAGTTTCTATAAACAGTAAGACTGGTCTTTATAAAGCTCAGATTTATAAAAAAGGCAAATCATACTATCTAGGTAGTTACAATACGGCATTTGAAGCTCACAAAGCCTACTGCAAGGCAGCAAAGAAGCTACATGGAGAATTTGCAAGACTAACTTAATAGAAATAACAAGAGAAGAAGGGCAAGCACGATGAATACAGATTTTATTATCAACGAAGAATTTGCACAGCTTATTCCTCCGTTATCGAGTGAGGAGTTAGAGAAGCTAGAGAAGAGTTTGGTTAATGAGGGGTGTCTTAATCCATTAATAGTATGGAATAATACAATAATAGATGGACACCATAGATATGCTATCTGCATTAAGCACAACATAAGTTTTGAAATAATAGAAAAGACGGAGCTAGAAACCGAACTGGATGTAAAGCTCTGGATGATCAACAACCAATTTAGCAGAAGGAACTTAGCCATAGAAACTAGGCTAGCACTTGCTTATAGGTTCAAGGAGCTTGAGGCGGAAAAAGCTAAAGAACGACAATTATCTAATTTGAAACCATTTTTTAAGGAAGAAGAAAGGGCAGAAACAAGCCAGTCTACAGATAGGTTAGTACTAACCTCACAGGAAAATACAAAAAATAGCAAGACTCTAGACATTATTGCCCAGAAAGCAGGTGTTAGCACTACTACTGCTTTTCAATACGATGCTATCCAACGCAAGGGAACAGAAGAGCAAAAAGCCAAAGTTGCAGAAGGCAAGTCTAGCATTAACAAGGTCTATACCGAGATTAAGCAGGCGAAGCAGTCGGAAGAAGATAAGCGGATAGTTCACTTGAAGCTAAAAGGTAGCGGTGTAGTCGTTATTCAGAAGTATGTTAGCGGGATTTATAATGAATTGGAGGATTTTAATACTAGCAAAGATTTAATGGGAATCCGTCATGCACTTTTAAATAGCTATCTTGGACAAAAAGAGAATTTCTTAGCTTGTGTATCTAATATAGACAAACATAAAAAGCTGGTAACACGAAACTTAACTGCATTATCTGAATCGGTTGAGGATTTAGAATTAACTGTCAATCAAGGTAAACACATAATTAGGCTAGAAGGCCAAAAAGACGAAAAAATATCTAAAATATATGAGAGGTATTATGGCTAAAGCAAGTATCACATGGCAAGAGGCGAGCATTAAGTTATCGCAATTAAAAGAATATGCCGATAATCCAAGAAAGATAACTAAGGAAATGTTGGATAAACTAGCTTCTCATATCAAGGAGGACGGGTATCATCAAAGAATAATAGTAGATAACGATTACACCATTATCGGCGGCCACCAGCGCAAAAAAGCTTTGTATATGGCAGGTTACGATGATGAGACTGAAATTGAGGTGTTAATGTCAAGTAGGAAACTAACGCCTGCAGAAATAGATAGGCTAAATATCAGAGATAACCTAGCGTTCGGTGAATATGATTTTGAAGTTCTAACGGAACGATTTGATCTGGATGAGCTATTATCTTTTGGCATGGATAAGGATATGCTAGCGCCTATATTTGATAAAGCCCTATTAGAAGAAATAGGGGAGGAAGAGAATATAGAAGTCGGGGAAGAAGCTACTGCTAGGCTTGGTGATATTTACCTGCTTGGGTCTCATCGTTTAATGTGCGGAGATAGTACTAACCCGCAGCATGTTGAAAAATTAATGGATGGGGCAAATCCGATTTTGATGGTAACTGATCCGCCGTATGGGGTTAATTATGAGCCTGAGTGGCGTGAGGGTGTTGATCTTCAGGTAGGCATGCGTTCTAAAGGTAAGGTACTAAATGATGATAGGTATGACTGGTCTGAGGCTTATTCATTATTTACCGGTGATGTGGCTTATGTTTGGCATTCATCTAAATATACGCACAAGTTTGCCGAGAATATAGAGAATAGCGGTTTTGAATTGATTTGTCTCATAATCTGGACAAAGCAGCAGTTTGCATTAAGCAGGGG